CGAACCATGAAGTTAATCCATTTTAAAAATGTTTCTATCACCATTCCGATTAAAGGGAACGTTGATGTAGAGCAGATTGAGGACAAGTTCATTGATGCGGTCGATTCTATCGGTGATGGTGTTGTCATGTGCTACAAAGTCGAAGTCGAAGAGGACGGTGACGGAGAATGAAAGTCGATTGCTGGCTTGACGGTGAAGAAACAACCATCAGAAACGGCAACAAATTGAAGGTATCAAGTTCGAACTATGCACCTAATTGTGTCGAGGTCGCAATCATTTCAAAAGACGGGGCAACGATGCTTGAAGAATCTGTGGTAAACGGCATGGAACTGATTAAAGCAATCCAAAATGCCATGAATAGTTAATTCGTTAAAGGAGCGAATGGCGAAGATGGAAGAGAGCGAAATGCTCGCCAGAGCGAAAGCGGTTATAGGCGAAGAAAACATTGTTGATTACAGACCTGCCGTGTTGGAAACCCATGAGGACACGATGCTTGATGGAATTTGTGTGTGCGTTCCGAACACCATCATGATATGGCTGAAAAACGGTGATGCCATATGGTACAGAGCAGAGGAAGGCGACAGGGATGAACCTTGAAAGGAGCGGATATGGAAAAACAAGACATTGAGACATTGAAAATACTAATGAATAAAGCAAAAGAAAGAGACCTGGGAGCAAGCAGCATCATTTATTACTACGCGCTGAAACACGCGGTAGAAGAATTGGAGGTGGAAGAAAATGGAAATGATCACAGGATTCAAAAAAGTACAATACGGGGATTATGAGTATTTCAATCCGAACGCAACACCGTCAGAGATCATGGCCCAGATGCCGAAGAAACTGAAGAAGCTGATCAGAAGAGCGGGAATCAGAAAAATGGGCGTCTGGGACATCGATATGAAATCTTTCGCGATCATATTCAAGGCAGCGGATCTGGTCGGAGGCCCTGCCGAAGATCGGGCAACGATTGGATTCAAAGTGAATCTACTAATTCCGGTGTCCGATGAACAAGAACCGATAGACCTTGCTCGCCACAGCACAAAGGAGCGGATGAAGAATGAAGAAAAAGCAATTCAAGAAGCTGATGGTAAAACTGAATGCAATCCATTCAAGCCTGGCAAGGATTGAGTGGAGGATGCCACCGCCGAAGACGGTTGAATTCAGGCCATATAAGCCGCTGCAGACGTCACTAACCGAGGAATGGCTGGTAAATCACATGAACAACAACGGGGACGATCAACCTTGCCAACCACCGACCGAAGGAGAAGATGGCACATGCTGATTATTCCGAAGTTAAATATGCCGGAGAAGTGCGATGACTGCCCATGTGTATATGACGGGTATTGCGCAGCGATGGAAATAATAATGGGAAGAGATGAATACTATCCAATCCCAAACTATTACGAAAAGGAATACGAAAGGCCGAAATTCTGCCCGCTGATCGAAAAGAAACCGGGCATAAGGATACTGAAAGACAAATAACAATTCGCCGGCATAGCCGGCATCATGTTGGCGCTGGAGCAGCTGCTGATTTATCAAAGCTACATATTATAAGGAGGTGAAAAACGCTTCCTGCCATGGACTTTTGATAAGGGTGTGCACAGCAGCGGGCCGGTTCGATTCCGGCCGCCAACAACAGGCGGAAGATGTGATAGTACCACAAGGTGCCAGGCCGGGGACAGCCCGGCAAACACGGGGACGGGCTCCCGATTAGAAAGCTCGTTATGAGTATTAAAGAAGCGCAGAAACGGAGCCGGAAACATTAGTTACGGCAAAGACAATTCCGAAAGTAGATATCCTCCCCGGAAACCTGATCATGATTCCGGGAAAGGAGGGGGACGAGGGGGAACCGGAGCGAAGCGAACGGTGCCCCCCGCTCCACCGCAAGACAAGACAGAAGGAGAAGACCAGCATGGCGTGGGAATATGAGGGACTGTTCAACAACCGGATAAATGAACAGGACAGCATCACGAACAGCCTGCTGGCGGAGGATCTGGACCTGCGCGTGGGCCAGATTGGATACAAGACCAAGACATGGAAGGCCGGCGAACGCCTGGAAGCGGAGCTGTACCCCGTGTACGGGAAGGCGAAGATGGCCCAGGTCCGCGCGGCGAAGAAGAACCAGACGAAGGAAGCCCAGGAACGGGCGAACCATGCCCGGAGCATCCGGCGGGAGATTCTGCTGGCCGAAGCCAATTTCACGAGCCGGGACTATTTCCTGCACCTGACTTACAAGGGAAACGAGCCGAGCTTTGAGCGCGCGGAAAAGGATGTGCGCAATTTCATGGGCCGGGTGAAGTACCTGCGGAAAAAGCGCGGGCTGGAAGACCTGAAGTACATCGCCGTGATCGAAGACGGCGAGGGAAAAAAACGCATCCATGCCCATATGCTGATATCCGGCGGAATCCACCGGGACGAGCTGGAGCGGATCTGGAACAGCAGCACCGTGAGCGGCGGAGGAATCATCAAAGCCGAGCAGCTGGACACGGAAAACGGACTGGAAGGCGCAATCGTGTATATGGCCAAGGAACTGTGGGCAAAGGGATACCGGAGAAAACCGGAAGACGACGCGGAGGACGAGATCGACGGCATCGCCCGGTACATGGTGAATCACGTGACACGGAAGCGCAGCTGGCGGAACAGCCGGAACCTGACGCAGGTGCATCCGACGACCAGCGCGAGCAAATTCAGCAACCGGAAGATCAAGCTGATCGCCCGGGACTTCCAGGCGGAGGCGCGGGAGATCATGGAGCGGACCTATCCGGGATACAAATTCATCCGGTGCGCGGTTTATTACAGCGACATCACGGACGGAGTCTATATCCGCGCCGTTATGCGAAAAAAGAATAAAGGGGGACCAGTATGTTAAAGTTTCAGAAGCGCATGAAGGACAGAAAGACAATTGAGTCGTACGAAAAGAGACTGCGGAACCAGAGAGCGGAATATGCCCAGGCTTTCAGCGCGATCAGCGAGACCGGGCGGAAGAATCGGGCGCTGGCCATCGGGGAATGCTGCCTGCAGGCCATGGAGAAACTGAGCGAGCTGATCAATAAGCAGCCGCCGGTGGAATACGTGAAGGGAAGCCTGTACTGGAACCTGAACGAGCAGCGCGTGAAGGACGAGACGGGCGAGAAAGGATTCAAGTACACAGTGGTGTTCCATGTGCAGAGCTATGAGCCAGCCTGGACGGAGGAGGAGATCCGGCAGAAGGTGGCGGAAGCCGAGCGGAGGATAAAGAAAGAGACCGACGAGATGTACAGCAGGGATGAGTCGAATGGATGAGTACGAAAAACTGGACGAATTATTGACGGAGGCTGCTCTGAACAGAAAGGGCACGGTGACAATTGACAGGTGGGTTGCAACCAAGATCCTGATGGACCTGGGCGTGCTGCTGAGAATCCGGAAACAGATCGGACTGCTGGACAGGCGAGACGAGCTGGAGATCAAAGAATAAACCGAGCGGGCGGAGGCCCGCTTTTTTTGTACCTGCAATTTTCCGGCCAAACATGAAACAATATTACCGAGGAATCGCCCACCTGGACGGGCAGAGGAGGACCGAAAATGAATACACCCTGGGCCAAGATACGCGCGGAATGGTTGAAGGGCGGAATCACGCAGGCACAGCTGGCGGAGAAGTATCACCTGAGTGTGAAAACAATTCAGAACCGCGCATATAAGGAAGGCTGGAAAAAGCAGAAGGGAAAAATCGCAGAAAAAACAGAGGAGAAAACGCGCGAACGCATCGTGCGCGCGCGCGTGAACCACCTGGAGCGACTGATCGCGGCGAACGAAAGCATCCTGATCGGCCTGGAGAAGATGGCCGAGAAGATCGCGGAAGACCCGGAGAAGTACCTGCTGGACAAAAGCGGGAGCCTGCGCAGCACGGAGAGCATCACCAAGGCCATCCAGACGGCGACCGACACCCAGCGCGAGCTGTACAAGATCCCGAACATTGACCAGAAGTTTGCGGCGAAGAAGTGGCGCGAGCAGCTGAAGCTGGAGAAGGCGAAGACCAAGGAAGCCGAGGGCGGAGACGAGCAGATGATGCTGGTGATCCATGAGCCTGCGGAAGAAGGTGCCGAAGCATGATCGACACCAGGCGGAGGGACAATACCAGGCGGAGGGACATCTACCCGAACCGGAAGCAGTGGGAATTCATGAACAGCACGACCCGGCACACCGCTTACGGCGGCGCCCGGGGCGGAGGAAAGAGCTGGGTGATCCGGGAGCAGGCCGTGAAGGACGCCATGACCTACGGCCGGCCGGACAAATTCAGCAGCGGCATCCGGATCTGTATTATCCGGCAGACGCTGGTGGACCTGATCCAGAACCATCTGGAGCCCCTGAAGCTGATGACCGCCGGCTTTGCGAAGTACAACGGGAACGACAAGTGCTTCTACTTCCGGAACGGCAGCATTATCAAATTCCTGTACTGTTCCTGCGACGCGGACGCGGACCATTTCCAGGGCGTTGAGTGGGATGAAATCTTCATCGAGGAAGCCACCCAGCTGAAGCCGGAATGGATGAAAAAGATTGTGGCCAGCTGCCGTGGTATCAACAAATTCCCGCATCGCGTTTTCTACACCTGCAACCCGGGCGGCCCGGGGCATGAGTACATCAAGCGGCTTTTCGTGGACAGGATATTCCAGGGCGAAGAGCACCCGGAAGACTACAGCTTCATCCAGGCCAAGGTGACGGATAACAAGATCCTGCAGGAGTACAGCCCGGAATATGTCAACTTCCTGAAGAACCTGCCGCCGAAGATCCGGAGCGCCTGGCTGGACGGCGACTGGAACATCTACAGCGGCGCGTATTTCGGCGGGGACTTTGTGAACGATCCGGACCATTACGACGACCGGAAATGGACGCATGTGATCCATCCCGTGAAGATCCGGCCGCACTGGACCATCTACCGCGGGCTGGACTGGGGTTTCTTCCGGCCGTTCTCTGTCGGCTGGTACGCGATCAGCGAGGACGGAGTGATGTATCACTTCAAGGAGCTGTACGGCGTGCAGAAGAGCGGAAACGAGAGCCTGCCGAACGAAGGCATCCAATGGCCGCCGGAAAAGGTTTTCCAGAAGATCCGGGAGATTGAAGAGAACGATCCGGTGCTGAAGGGAAAGATGATCATGGGAATCGCGGACCCTGCAATCTTCCAGAGCCAGACGGGGATCAGCATCGCGGACACCGCGGCCCAGTGCGGCGTGTACTTTATGCCGGGCGACAACACCCGGCTGGCCGGATGGATGCAGTGCCGGTACCGGCTGCAGTTTAACGAATACGGAATACCGCGATTCTATGTGACGACTGATTGCCCGGAGTTTATCCGGACACTGCCGACACTGCAGCATGATGAACACAATGTTGAGGATGTGCAAACTGAAGGGGAGGACCACATCGCTGATCAGTGGCGGTACGTTTGCATGGGGAACGTAATAAAACCCATTGTCGAGGAGCCGAAGTTTAACCCGGCATGGGGCGCGGACCCATTGGGCACGGTTTACGGAGGGAAGAAATGACGACGATCCGGATGGACTGGAAGAGCCTGGAGCTGACGGCGGAGGGACATGCAGGCGGAGGAACAATCGGGCAGGACATCATCTGCGCCGGCATCAGCGCGATTGTTCATTCCCTGGCGCAGTACCTGCTGAGATATGAGCACATGATGTGGCCGATCATCCGACTGCACCCGGGCGCGTCCTACATCCGCGGGCGGCCGATACCGGGATACCGGCGGAGGACGCGGGAAGCATTCAGGCAGGCCATGGACGGCCTGATGATCCTGGCAGAGCAATATCCGAACAACGTAAGAATAATCGAGGAGGAATAGAGAAATGGCAATCTGGGACAGACTGAACAGGCGGAGGAAACCGGAGGAGACTGCGCAGCCGGAACAGCGCGGCCTGCTGGCCGGATGGCAGGAAAACCCGACGCAGACGCAGACGGCCCGGCGGCCGATGGCACCGGCGGCAGCGGAAGACCCGGGCGTGCTGGACATGATGACGCAGCAGCCGACCGCGGAGCAGGCGGAGGCTTATCAGACTGGCCAGCAAATGGGCATCCGAGCCGTGATGGATGCGGCGGGAATCACGCAAAGCCGGCGGGAGCAGATGCAGCGGGACAGCCGGATCATGAGCCCAGCCCGCCTGAACGAAGCCACCGTCACCCTACTGGACTACCAGGCAAAGAAACAGAGCGTGAACAAGCGCGTGGTGAGCGCCCAGCAGTGGTGGAAACTGAAGAACTGGCAGGAGATTGAAGCTAAGCGTGGGACGAAAGGATCGAATCCGAACAAGAGCAACACCGGCTGGCTGTGGAATTGTATCGTGGGGAAGCACGCGGACATGATGGACAACTATCCGGAACCTATTTTCCTGCCCAGGGAAAAAAACGACAAACCGCTGGCCAAGCAGCTGAGCGAAGTAACCCCCGTGGTCATGGAAATGAACGACTTTGAGCAGGTATACAGTGACATCCTGTGGCAGCTGCTGATCGAAGGCACCGGCGTGTACGGCGTGTTCTGGAACCAGACGAAGCTGAACGGCCTGGGCGATATCGACATCAAGCAGGTGAACATCCTGAACTTGTACTGGGAGCCGGGCATCAAAGACATCCAGGACAGCCGGAACGTATTTTATATCGCCTATGAGGACAAGGACCTGCTGCTGGCGCAGTACCCGCAGCTGGAAGGCCAGCTGACAACCGGCGGCCTGAAGCGGGACCAGTACAAGACGGACGACAGCACAAACATCGAGAACAAGGCGGCCGTGATTGACTGGTACTACAAGAAGCGGGACGAGAGCGGCCGGACGATCCTGCACTACTGCAAGTATGTGAACGAGATCTGCCTGTTCTCCAGCGAAGAGGAAGCGCAGAACAATCCGGAGCAGTACGCCAATGGCTACTATGAGGACGGGCTGTATCCGTTTGTGCTGGACGCGCTGTACCCCGTGGAAGGCAGCCCGGCCGGATATGGCTATGTGGATATCGGGAAGGACACCCAGAGCGATATCGACACCATCAGCCAGGCCATGGTGCTGAACGCGGCGATGAAGGCAACCCCGCGCTACTTTGAGCGCATGGGCGCCGGCATCAACGAAGATGAATTCATGGACACCACCAAAATGATCATCCATGTGCAGGGAGGCGTGGGACAGGATATCCTGCGCGCGTGGGAAGTGCCGCAGATGGGCGCAGACGTCCACAACATGCTGCAGCAGAAGATTGACGAGCTGAAATTCATTACAGGTAACACGGATGTGAACAACGGCGGCGTGCCGGCGGGCGTGACGGCAGCCAGCGCAATCGCGGCCCTGAAGGAAGACAGCGGGAGGACCAGCAAGGACACAAGCCGGAGCAATTACCGTTCCTTCCGGAAGGTCGTGGCCATGGTCCTCAGCCGGATGACCCAGTTCTATGATGTGCAGCGGCAGTACCGGATTGTCGGGGACGATGGCAGCGAGCAGTTCGTATCCTTCAACAATGCCGGACTGCAGACACAGCCCATGGAGACATTCCCGGGCATGCCGCCGGCTTTCCGGAAACCGGAGTTTGACATCGAGATCCGCGCACAGCGGGAGAACGCATACACCAAGATGAGTCAGAACGAGCTGGCGCTGCAGTTCTGGAGCAATGGCATGCTGAACCCGCAGATGACGGACCAGGCGCTGATCGCCCTGGACATGATGGACTTCCGGGACAAGGACAAGCTGGTGCAGCAGGTGAAGGCCCAGGGCACCATGATGGATGTGCTTTCACAAATCAGCCAGATCGCACTGCAGCTGGCGCAGGAAAGCGGACGGCCGGAGATCGCCCAGCAGCTGGCCATGGTACTGCAGGGCCTGGGGCAGGACATCGGGATGAATATCTCACTGCCGGCAGGCGGAGGAACGCAGAAGGCACCGGGCGGAGGAACAGACGCGATGGATAAGCCGGCAGATCCGAACGAAAACGCCGTAGTCGCCCGGGCCAGGGAGCGCGCAGCCAGCGCGAGCCGGCTGGAATAAGGCAGAAAAGTTTGTACCTGCAAAAAACAAAACCAAAGTGAAATAATACAGTTAAGGGATCGCCCACCAACGGGCAGAAAGGGGAACTGAATATGAATCGCATTAAGATGGACCTGCAGCTGTTTGCGGAAGGCGGAGAAGGCGGAGCGACAGGAAGCGCACCGGCAACCGCGGCACCGGCAGCGGCAGAATCCAGCGCAGCAGGCACACAGGCCACCAGCTTCCAGCAGGGAGACACCCTGGGAGACGGGCGGCAGGTGCAGGGAGCTCAGGTCGCTGCAGAGCTGAACCGGCAGATGAAACGCCACCCGGAGCTGAGAAAGGTCTATGGCCAAAGACCGCAGGGGACCACCCCTCAGAATCAGCCGGCACAGGCGGAGGCACAGCCGGAAAAGACGATTCAGGAGCGCTGGGAAGAGCTGAAGAAGGGCGAGTACAAGGAGCTGTACGGCCAGGATGTGCAGAGCGCAATCCAGGACCGATTCAAGAACCAGGCCGACCTTCAGAAACAGCTGGACCAGCAGAACGCGGTGCTGGAACTGGCCATGAAGGACAGGCGCGTCAATTCCGTGGAAGATCTGCTGAAGAGCTACCAGAACGACGACAGCCTATACGAAGACGAAGCGGCCGAAGCGGGGATGTCCGTGGACAGCTTCAAGACCATGAAGGCACTGGAGAAGGAGAATGCCAGACTGCACCAGATGGAGCAGGCGAGCATTCAGGACCAGCTGATGCGGAACCATTTCACGAAGCTGACCCAGCAGGCGGAGGAACTGCGGAAGGTATTTCCGGACTTTGACCTGCGGACGGAGCTTCAGAATCCCGAATTCTTCCGGCTGACGAGCCCCGAGGTGGGAATCAGCGTGGAGGACGCCTTCTACACGCTGCACGGCAAAGAGCTGGCAGCGGCGAGCATGAAGGCCGGGATGGAACGGGCGCAGCAGCAGCTGGGCCAGACGATCCGGGCGCAGGGTATGCGGCCGATCGAAGGCGCGGCGCATGGGCAGGGACAGCCGGCGGCACAGGCCCCGATGGACTTCAGCCACATGACGCGCAAGGAACGCGAAGCATTCAGAAGCCAGGTGAAGAGCGGAAAGGTCGTGATCCCTGGCAGATAAGAGAAAAGGAGGAATCCCAATGAAGAAGCTTTGGATGGACCTGCAGCTGTTCGCGGATGCAGGCACCCTTGTCAACGCGACCGGCAATTACGTGAATGCGTACACCGGAAGCACCGAATCCTTTGTCCCGGGCACCAGTGATCTGAGCACCCTGGACAAGACCTACTACGATACCACAGTGCTGGACAATGCCCGTGATCAGCTGATCTACACCCAGCTGGGCAAGCATCAGAGCCTGCCGGCCAACCATGGCCGCACGGTGGAATTCCGGCGCTGGCAGACCCTGGGCGTCGTCCATCAGCTGACTGAAGGCGTGATCCCGACCGGCCGGAAGCTGAGCCAGGTCGCCATCACCTGCCAGCTGACACAGTGGGGCGACTATGTGGCCATTTCCGACCTGCTGGATGCCCATTCCATTGACGAGCCGAAGACGGCCGCCGCGGAAGAGCTGGGCGCTGCCGGCGGACTGACCAACGACCTGCTGACCCGGAACGTGCTGCTGGGCGGCACCAACATCATCTTCTCCAGCGCGTACAACGGCGACACCTATGTGTCCACCCCGAGTACCGAAGCCGCGCTGCAGACCGCGCTGGCCAGCTACAACTGCAACCTGCGCGTGGATGACCTGCTGAAGGCGACCACCAACCTGAAGAAGGGCGCCAAGCAGGTGCGCTACAGCGGCAAATACTATGTGGCTGTCGTACACCCGGATGTTTCCGAGGATATCCGGCACGATAAGGACTGGATCGACGCCCGCATCTACACCGACGCGGAAGACATCCTGGCCGGCGAGCTGGGACGCATGCACGGCATCCGGTTCGTGGAAAGCAACCTGGCCCCCGTCATCAAGAGCGCGGGACAGACCTACGCCACCTACAAGACGATGGTATTCGCCAAGGATGCTTTCGGCGTGATCGACGCGGAAGGCGGCGGCATGGAGACCATCATCAAGACCAAGGGCGAGATCGGCGGCCCGCTGGAGCAGTTCGGCACCGTCGGCGTCAAGTTCGAGATGGCGGCCAAGATCCTGTACCAGGAGCGCATGTGCACCATCTGGTCCGGTTCCAGCTATTCTGCGACCGAGACCGACAACGTGAACCTGAGCAGCTGGGCGGCCTGATAGCAGCATGACAACCCGGGCGGAGGATATCCGCCCGGGCATTCCATCAAAAGGAGGAAGGACCATGAAGAAAATCCGGATGAACCTGCAGCTGTTCGCGGATGATGATCCCCCGGCGACCAAGTACCGCGTGATCGAAAACTGCACCGTGAACATCAACGGAGCGGAGACGAAGCTGGTGCGCAACCTGGTGGCCAGGAAGACCCCGGCCGGCGCAATCGTCGCATATGATGTGGTCGATGGCGGCGCGGAGATCGAGCTGGATGAAGGTATTATCGCCCGGCTGATCGCGGACGGCGTGATCGAAGCCATCGAAGAGGAAACGGAAGAAGAATCCGGTTCCTGATAAAACGGAATCGCCCACCTACGGGCAGAAAGGATGACACGAATGGCAACAAGGAAAAAGCCCGCTGAGACGGAAGAACTGATCGAGAACGACGCCCCGGATATCGACACCGAAGACCAGGCGCCGGAAACCGGCAAACTGGCGGAGGAGAACAACGACCTGAAGGCGCAGCTGGCCAGCATGCAGAAAATCATGCAGCAGATGCAGGAGCAGATGCAGAAGCAGCAGGAGCTCATGCAGCAGATGGCCAGCGGGAAAAAGGTCACACCGCCCCGGCCGCTGAGCCAGGCTGAGATCGACGCGGAGAACGTGCAGAAGATCGCGGCGGAAGCGGCGGAAGCGGGCACCGATCCGTGGACCGTGGATGTGGAAGTGTTTGTACCGCACCGTGACCCGGGCGAAGACAAGTGGTACTGGATTAACATCAACGACCGCAGCGCACAGATTCCCGCGAATGACAGCCGGCAGAAGATGAAACTGCCGTTTGCGCTGATCCTGACGGACACCCTGAAAGCCAAGCGGCGCGAAGAGGAGTACCAGGACGGCGTGCAGGTATTCGACCCGAAAACGAATCCGCACGAAAACGGGCTGTAAGAGAAATGCAGGCGGAAAGGCGGAGGCTTTTCCGCCTGTTTTTTTAGGAGGGACCGCAAATGACCATCAACGAAGCAATCACCCTGGCGGACCAGCTAAAGCCGAACATGATGAAAACGGCCGTAAAGGTCCGTTTCCTGAACGAGATCGAGAACAAGGTGCATCGGGAAATCCTGATGAAGCATGCGCACACCGAAGAGGAAGCCATTCCGCCCCACTATGACAATGACACGGACCAGGGCACCGTGATGCTGGTTCCGGCGCCGTATGACATGCTGTATGTCTACTGGATTATGGCGAAGATTGACGAGCTGAACCAGGAAGAGGAGAAGTTTAACAACGACTGGGCCCGGATGAAGAATGAATGGGACAATTTCAGCGACTACTACACACAGGGGCACATGCCGCTGACGGCAAAGCCGCATTTCCTGCTCTGAGGAGGAAACGACCATGAGGACCATGCCACTGCTGAAGGACGGCGCAAAGAGCACGCTGATGACCAGCGCGTTTCATGGCCTGAATCAAAATGAAATTATCGCGGACGGCGAACTTCACGACATGAAAAACCTGTCGGGAGACGGCTATCCGCTTTTGACTTTGCGCAAAAAGCGCGGAATCACGGACCTGGACCTGGAAGGCCAGCCGAGTATACCGCTGACCGGCATCCATGGCCGGGACCAGCTGGTGTTTGTGCGCGGGAACGATGTGTATTACAACAATTATCCGGTTTCAGGCATCAGCCTGAGCACGGACAGCAGCATGTGCCCGAAGAAGATTGTATCATTCGGCGCATATGTGCTGATATGGCCGGATAAAAAGTATTTCAATACCGCGGACCTGAGCGATGTGGGCAGCATGAACCGGGAATGGCAGCTGGCGGCCGACACAATTACCATGAGCATGTGCCGGATGGACGGCAGCGGCTATGTCGGCACGATCACCCCGGGTGTAAACCCGCCGGCAGACCCGGAAAACGGCGCGTACTGGCTGGACGAGAGCGGCGAAAACGATGTGCTGCGACAGTACAGCAAGAGCACGGACGAATGGGTGGAAGTGGCCAGCACCTATGTCAAGATATCCGCAACGGGAATCGGCACGGGCCTGAAGGAATACGACGCCATCGAGGTATCCGGCCTGCAGCTGGCGGGCGAAGACCCGGATGTGCGCCTGGAGCAGCAGGTATCCCTGCTGAACGGCAGCATGATCGTCTACGCGGCCGGGGACGACTATATCGTGGTGGCCGGATTGCTGAGCCAGGCCGTGGAAGCCGGCGGACTGACCGGCACCGTGCACGCGGACCTGCTGATCCCGGACATGGACTACGTGGTCGAGAGCAATAACCGGTTATGGGGCTGCAAGTACGGGTTAGTCAATGACCAGGTGGTTAACGAAATCTATGCCAGCAAGCTGGGAGACTTCCGGAACTGGCGGTGCTACATGGGACTGAGCACGGACAGCTATACGGCCAGCGTGGGCACGGACGGCCCGTGGACCGGCGCGATCACCCAGCGCGGATATCCGGTGTTTTTCAAAGAAAACGCGATCCACAGGGTATCCGGGCAGACGCCAAGCTCCTTTACCATCCAGACGACCATTGCCCGCGGCGTGCAGCGCGGGAGCTGGCGGAGCCTGGCCGTGGTGCAGGAAAACGTATACTACAAGGCGCGGGAAGCCGTGATGGTCTACGACGGCACCATGCCGCAGCCGGTGAGTGAAAAGCTCGGGGACACGCTGTATTCAGACGCCCGGGCCGGTGTGCTGGGGACGAAGTATTACATCAGCATGATGGACAGGAACAGCACCTGGCACATGTTTGTGTTCGACACGGAGCACGGGACCTGGTGGCGTGAGGACAACGCGCATGCGCTGGGGTTCGGCGCGGCGGAGGACGAGCTGTACTATATCGACGAGGACAATAACACGCTGGTTTCCGTCCGCGGGAGCTATGGCACGCTGGAAGGCGACCTGGCATGGAGCGCGGAATTTGACCTGTACGGCGCACAGTACACTTCCAGCGGCGGATATGATAATCCGGGACGGGTGCGGAATGACAAGTATGTTTCCATGTTCAAAATCCGGATGAGCATGGAAGACAAAGCGCGGATGAAGCTGCTGATCAGCTACAACGGCGGAGCCTGGGAGGAGATGGGCGTGCGGAAGGGAACCGGCCTGCTGGACACCTTTGTGCTGCCGGTGATCCCGAAGAGGTGCGACCATATCCGGTACCGGCTGGAAGGCACCGGCGGCATCGTGATCTATGCAATCAGCCGGATTATGGAGGTAGGCGGAGATGGCTGAAGTATTCTTTGATAATCCGCCGATCCTGGGCGGCAGCACGGAGGACAAGCTGGTGCAGCTGTACCGGCATCTGTTCGACATGAGCAATAAGCTGAACGAGGCCCTGATGACCGTATCCATCGAGCAGATGGCGCCGGAGACCAGGAAGATGGTTCAGAAAGCGGCGGACGCGCAGGAAACCGCGAAAACCAACTATACCCAGCTGAAGAGCATGATCATCAAAAACGCGGATATTGTCCGGATGGCGATGGATGAGATCCGGGTGGCACTGAACAGCCAGTACACGGCCATATCCGAGCAATTCGGCACATACCAGCAGACGATTAACACGCAGATCGAAGCAACGGCAACCGGTATCCTGCAGGACTACCACATCGAGGAGCGCATCCAGGGGATAGAGCAGAACACGGCGGAATTTGAAGATCGGATCAACGCCTACATCTTCAGCGGCATCCTGGACGCAAACAACACCGTGGGCATTGCCATCGGCTACAATGTGACCAACCCGGACGGGACGCTGAACCAGAACAACAAAATGGCCACCTTTACAGCGGACCGGCTGACATTCTATGTGAACGGATCTGAAGCGGCCTATTTCAGCAATCAGGTATTCCATATCGCCCGGGGCGAGGTAACCCAGTCCATGCGCATGGGCAATTATATCTGGCAGGTCATGTCAAACGGCGCCATGGGCCTGATGAAAGGATGAGAAACTGAATGGCAACGAAACAGGCGGTATTCGGAAGCGCCGGCAGCCGGAACAGGTTTTCAACGCCGGTAAGCATCGGGATTACCATGGGCGCCAACGAGTACCCAAGCGGCACCATATCATTTGACAATATCTCCCCGTCAGGAGCCTATTGGTACAACGCATCCGGCACGATGCAGCACACCGAAACATTCTATCTGTGCGACAGCGCGGGGAATAACAAGGTGGAGCTGTTCACGCTGACGATCCAGGCCGGGAGCAGTAACAGCGGAATCGGCAAATCGGCAACAATCAGCGCGGCGAACGGGAAAAAGCTGAAAGGCAAGGCGCTGTACCTTGTCGCAACGAACAGCAGTTATCCTGGCAACAGCTATATCGGCCTGGCAAACCAGACGACGATCACCATCAACTACGCGCTGGACAGCTTTGGGATCACCGTAAACGCAGGGACCGGCGGCAGCGCCAGCGCAAACAAGAGCTCTGCGGCACCGGGAGAAACAATCACAATCACCTGCACGCCAAGCACCGGATACAGCGCCAACACACCGACGGCGAGCGGGATCACCTTCACGGCGGCCGGAACGAATAAATGGACTTTCACCATGCCATCCAGCGCGGTGACGGTTTCCTGTACGTTCACGAAGATCGGGTATATGATCACGAAGACCGCGAACCCGGCAGGCGGAGGCACCGTTACCACCAGCAAGACGACCGCCAATTACGGCGACACCATCACGATCAGCCAGACGCCGGCGAGCGGGTACTATTTCAGCCACTGGACCATCAGCCCGAATATCACGATCACCAATAACAGTTTCGTGATGCCGGCGGGCAATGTGACGATCACGGCCAACTACCTGAAGCGCAGCACGGCGACACTGAACACAAACAGCGTTACCGGAGGAGAGACGGCGATCCTGAACATCGTACCGGAAAAGGCGAGCTACAGCCACAAGTACAAGATGTCTTTCGGTACGGGGATGGAAACCAGCCTGACAAATGTGGCGGCCGGGACCACCAGCGTGAATATCTCCGTTCCGCTGAACTGGAGCGCGCAGATCCCGAACGCGACCAGCAAGGGAAGCGGCACACTGCTGCTGGAAACCTACAATGGCAGCACAAAGATCGGGGAGTACACGATCACCGGCCTGACCTACAATGTGCCGGCATCCGTGGTGCCGAGCATCGGGAATATTGCCACATCCATTGTGCGGACCATCGGGCAGACGACATACGCCAATATCGGAGAGATATACACCCAGGGGAAGTGCGGCGTGCGTATCCAGGCAACCGGCAGCGGGAACCAGGGCAGCACGGTGTCCAGCATGGAAGTATCCATCTCCGGCTATACGGACGCGGCCTACAGGAAGACAGTATCCGGCAGCAGCGTGGACTTTACCAGCGGCCTGCTGACTGTGAGCGGAACGGCGACCATCACCGTGAAAGCAACAGACAGCCGCGGACGGGTGGCCACCCGGACGGCGTATATCTCCGTAACGGCCTACAACCGGCCGAGCGGCACGCTGGCAGTATGGCGCGTGAACAGTGCCGGCGACCGGGACCCGCTCGGGACTTATGGAAAGTATTCACTGACGAAGGCATATACGGCTATCGGGAGCAATACGCTGAGCTGGAGCATCAAGAGCCAGAGCGCGACAGAGAACAGTCCGGGCGACACCGGAAACCTGCTTCCATCGAGCAGGCAGACCTTCAACCAGACGAGTGAGTATCCGATTGAGCTGAAGCTGGTGGATGCCTTCGAATCGGTCACGATTATCGTGATGCTTCCTTCCGCCCAGTTTATGATCTTCCTGAACGCGGACGGCGACCGGATGGCCTTCATGAAGGCGACCAACGACGGCCTGAGCAAGAACGGGAAGGACGGAACCATCGAATTCAGCGCGAACCATCAAATCTACATCGGAACCACCACCCTGGAGGATTACATCCGGGGAGTGATCAACGGGACCATCGCCTGATGGCTACCGGCAAGGCGGGCGAAAGCCCGCTTTTTGCTTGTACCTGCAATTTTCCGGGGAAAAGTGAAACAATGAACATAGGGATTCGTCCACCTACGGACTGAGAAAAGAAAACAACACGGAGAACCGCGTTTAAGGAGGACGAGGCAATGGCCATGAGCTATCTGGAAGAGCTGAAGAAGAGACAGCAGGAGCAGGCGCCGGCAGCACAACCGCAGCAGGAGACCGGCCTGCGGGGTGTATCGACGAATACACAGCAGCAGCTGAACAATTACAATCAGGGATATAAGCCCAGCGAAGCCGTGCAGACGGCACAGCAGAACATGCAGACCGTTCAGCAGCAGAAGCCGCAGAGTTTCAACAGCAAATACGGCGCGCAGCTGGACAATATCCTGGCCCAGATCCAGAGCACGCAGCCATTCAAATATGAATTCAACAGCGACGGGCTGTTCAAAAGCTATGCTGACCTGTTTACCCAGCAGGCGAAGCAGGCCAGCCAGAACGCCATGGGCCAGGCCGCGGCGCTGACTGGCGGATATGGAAACAGCTATGCGCAGGCAGCCGGAAACCAGGCATACCAGCAGGCAATCCTCCCGCTTTATGACCGCGGCATGGAGCTGGCACAGATGGCCCGGGCGAACTATGACAAGGACCGGGGCGACCTGTATAACCAGCTGGGCGCGCTGCAGGGCATGGACGAAAGTGAATACGGCCGGTACCGGGACACCGTGAGCGACTGGCGGCAGGATGAGCAGAACGCCATGGACATGTACCGGGATGAGCGGGATTTCGGGTATCAGGACTATGCCAACATGCGGGACTACTGGAACAACCAGGCGCGGGCGGAGAATGCGGACTACCGCGCGGACCAGGACGAGGACTACCGGCGCGAGAGCATGATCCAGAACCAGCAGCAGTTTGAAACCACCACAAAGATGGAATACGACCAGCTGGCCGAGAAGGTCCGGGAGTTTGACGCCAGCATGAGCGAAGACCAGCGGCAGTATAACGCGAAGATGGCCGCCAGCTGGGTATCCGACATCCTGGCGAACGGGCAGATCCCGAGCATGGAGCTGCTGGCCATGGCCGGCCTGAGCTATGAGGACGCGCAGAAGCTGGTGGCGCAGCTGCAGGCAAGCGGAGGAACGGGAGGAAAGCAGTTGACGGGATTTAAAAAAGCGCTGAACAATACAGGGAACGTGTTTAACCAGATCGCGAATGAAGCGATATACGGCGGGGCCAAAGGCGCTTCAATGGCGGCGGCGTTGAATACGGCAAACATATACGACCTGGGGAAAGTATCTGCTGTTGACAAACAAATCAGCAAGTCTGCTCCGGAAAAAGATGTAAGAGATGAAGCAGCGAGACAGGCGGAAGTGTTTGCCAAACTTGCGGCAAACGAGAAAAAGGTGGACAAGCAGGCAGAAGAATATGTCAAAAGGCTGAAGAGCGGTAAATAACCAACACGCATAAAGGCGGAGGTATATAAAAATGGCGAAAAGCAGCGTACAGAGCCGTGTAAGCAGTATCGCAAAGGAAAAGCTGGACAAAGAAAACCAGATAAGAGCAGAAGAGCAGAAACAGAGGCAGGCAAAATACCGGCCGGATGTAAACAGCCAGCAGGCGTATAATTCGATTATGGCTGAAGTTACCAAACGGCGGAACGCTGCGGCAAATATCAGACAGGTTGGACGGGAAGCAACCAGCCGGATGCTGACCGGAGAATACAATCCTGTCGCAAATAGACTGAAACAAGGCGTATATACTGACATTCAGAAAAACCTGAATGGAAGAATAGAAAATGAGCAGCACATTATCAATGATCAAGGCCGGGAGAAAAACGATCCGGCCGTTTTGCGTGCACAGGAGACATTGACGGACATGCTCGCAAAGAAGGCAGACAACGAAGAAAAACTGAGAGGAATACAGGGACATGCATTTTCCGGGAGCAGAGCAAACCAGAGCATGCCGAGGCTGACTTATTCACCGGAAGAAAATGAATACATCCGGAAGCTCAGAGAAAGTGGGAATTCAATTCGGAATATCCCGATGGTTTACAATGACCGGGCGAAGCAGATGATCCACATGAGGGACGCAAGCCAGGTTGTGGATGAAGACACATATGTTCAGTGGCTGATGCAGGCAGCGAATGCCGGCATGATGAAGCCAGAAGAAGAAGCAAATGCCCGTCGCTATGCCTTCTATCATGGAATGCCGGATGCGGCGAACAGCCGGGAATACAGCGAATACCTGCGCAAGGGAATCGAAAGCGGAATGTTTGACAATGACGGCGATCTGAGCCTGATGAGCACCGGAAAGCTCCAGTCCGAGCTGGCCGACTTCAAACGCAGGAAGGCGCAGGCGGAAGCCAACAGCCGGAACAAGGACGAGATCAATTCAGACCTGTATGAAACGATGGGCCAGCGGGGCATATACAAAAACCTTGAAGTCAATGGCCTGTATGACCCATACACCCAACAGTATCACATGGCGAAGCCGGAAGACTACAACGAGTGGGACGTCAGAAACGGCAGCCAGGAGAGCACGGAGCTGTCCACCTATTACGACAGCCTGCTCTACGATTCTATTCATGGTCAGGGCGCATACAACAACATTCTGAACAACGGAACAGACGCGGAATTCGACGCAGCGGACGCGGAGATCCAGGAACTGTGGGACCGGCTGGAAAACGGAACCATCGGGCAGCTGGGTGATCAGTACAATGACCGCATCAGTGAGCTGCAGGGCGCGGCATATGGCGGAGAAAGCAACCTGGACCGGGAGATCCGGAAGCGACAGGAAGAGCTGACGCGGCGGCAGACTATCAACCAGTACAACGACCTGGAAGGCGCGGAATACAATCCGGACTTGATCGATCCGGAGACGGCGGCGGGGTACAAATCCGAGCTGATCCGCCTGCAGGATGAGGGCGGAGCACCGGCCAACAACAAGACCGAATGGCTTTACTGGATTATCAATAACATTTCCGACAAAGAACAGAATTATGGCGGGGGATTCCTGGGAGAGCTGACAGGCGTCCAGCAGGCCGAGCAGGGATACAGGAAGTATTCCTTCATGACGCCGGAGATGATCGGCAAGTTCAACGCGCTGTATGAAGCCGGAAAGACGGCGGAGGCACAGGCATTCATGGACGCCATTGACCCGTATATCACGCAGCTGGCATCCGGACGGGCGGAGGAACTGCGCTACAACGCCAGCAAAGGCGACTTTGGCGGGCTGTATGGCGCAATGACGATCCTGCGGCAGCCGATTGCCGGGCTGAGCGGAACCATGGGCTCGCTGGCGGCACTGATGGGCAACGAAGACGCAAAGAACCCGAACAGCGGCTGGTACAAGTGGCAGAAGATGAACAACACCACCCGCGGAGCCCGGGCGGAAGCGTGGGGAGACTTCTTTGCGGACAAATTCGGGGAGCAGTACCGAGGAGCCGGCGAATGGCTGAATGGGGTTACTTATTCCATCGCAGACAATATCATGGCCATGGTACTGACGAAGGGCGCGGGGAAGGCATTCGGCTATGAAATGAGCAGCAAGGCCGCGGAGCGAATGATTCAGTTCGTCATGTCTTCCAGCGCGGCGTCCAGCTCCATGGTCGACAAGATTAGCCAGGGAATGGACCCAACGGAAGCAGCGCTGTATGCTGTCGGTAACGGTATGATCGAAGCGATCACCGAAAAGTACAGCATCGAAGCATTGCTGAAGCCGAACGTAAAGGACATGCTGGGCGACTGGAAAAAGGTCGGCAAATTCCTGCTGAAGAACACCATCGCGGAAGGCACTGAAGAAGGTGCCAGCGATGTGCTGAATACTGTATGGGATGAAGTGCTCAGCGGAATCTATGGGCATGAAAGCGAGCTGAGCGCGCAGTATAACGAGCTGATCGCGCAGGGAATGAGTCCCAAGGATGCAACGCGCCAGGTGCTCAGGGGCTGGCTGGCCAACACCGGCAGCGATATGCTGGCCGGCGCGCTGAGCGGCTTTGTGATGAGCGGCGGCCGGACGGCCATGAACACCGTGAACCAGCAGAAGGCCGGCGCGAAGATCCGGAGCAAGAGCAACACGACCGCCGGGAAAACGGGCGTGGAGCAGCTGATCGAAGCGGCGCGTGGAATGGACGAGAGCACCGAAAGCCGCCGGATGGCGGAGGAACTGAACGAAAAAGTACAGAGCGGCAAGAAGGTGAGCAGCGGAGAAGCTGGCCGCCTGGCTCAGAATATCCTTTATGAAACGAACGAGACCATGGGGAATATCGCCCGGGACACCGTCGAGCGGATGGTCCGCGACACCATGAAGGAAAACGGAGCGACACCGGAGCAGATCGAGCGGACAGCCGGCATTGTGACGGACGCTGTTGTGAAGAACAAGAAGCTTACCAAGGGCGAAATGGCGACCGTAGCCGAGGTGAAGCAGGCCATCGAAGCCTACCGCCACCTGATGACCAACGAAGGCAAACTGGAAGCCGGAATGACTGTCAGGATGAATCCGGAAGGAGATGTCACCCGCAGCGTACGGGAGACTGTCGGACGGCTGCTGAACGGCGAGAGCACGGAGAAGGTCGATCACCGGATATCCAGGGACATCATGCAGGGAGTACAGAGCATGGTGCTGGCCAATGACGAGGACCTGGCCAACGTGCAGAACGGAAAGCGCACCAAGACCGGCATGGACGCCATTGTTGACAATGAGATCGTCCAGGTGACCGGTAAAGAGGGCGACAGCTATATCGTCAAGACCGCGGACGGAACGGAAAAGAAGGTCAGCGCGGCCGCGGTGACAGCTGTTGACACAATGGCCGGCGCGATCATGGCATACACCGAAGGTAACGGCAGGAGCGTGCTGGGCGACGAAGCATTCGGGACCATTGCGAAAGGCGCTGAGGAAAATAAAAAGATGGCGCCAGCGAAGTACATTGCGGAAGCAATGAAGATTTATATGGCCGCCAGGACCGGCGGGCAGATGCCCGGGACAACTCTGGCGGAAAGCACGGCGCAGGCCATCTGGAACACGGCGCAGAACGAGAACCGGCAGGCGACCAAGGACCGGCAGGCCGCCGGCCAGCTAAATGTGGAAGCCGGGAAGGGCACCGCGAACTTTGACGGCGCGGAATACGGCACGGACGTCTGGAAGGAAAAGATCAAAGGACTGAGCAAACAGATCCGCAACCAGATGGGCGCAGTGGCTGAGTATGCGAAGCGCATCGGCCTGCATGTGGACTTCATCAACGATCCGGAGAACGAAGCCATTTTCGGCAGCGAAGACCGGAGCACCGGCCGGATCACCATCAACGTGGCCGGGCGGGAAGCGGACCTGAAGGTCGGCGGGAAAACAGTCCTGGGCGAAAACCATCACCTGCTGGTTGTCGCTGCGCATGAATTCACGCACTGGCTGGAGCAGAACAGCACAGAAAGCTATGACGAGCTGCGCCAGTTCATCTTTGATAAGATCCGCAGCAGAGGGCAGAGCGTGGAAGCGCTGGTCATGAACAAGATCGACGCATACCGCAGTGTAGCCAAGCAGGACCTGTCCATTGAAGACGCCATGGCGGAAATCGTCGCTGACGCATGTGACCAGGTGCTGGGCAGCGAGAAGGTGGCCCGGGAGATCGAGCAGAGCAATCCGAATCTGTACAGCAAAATAAAGAGCTTTGTCACCAACCTGGTGGCCCGTATTCGTGCTGCCGCTGCCGGAATGAGCACCAGTGCCAGTGCGGAAGCCAGGATGCTGCAGGGCTGGGCGGACGAGCTGGAAGACCGCTGGCTGAAGACGCTGGAGGAAGCGCAGGGACGGGAGAAGGAGACGCAAAACAAAGAGAAAACCGCGAGCGACAAACAACTTTCAATCCGCAACATCTCAGAGAAGGATCAGGCATATGCAGATGCAGTGGAGCGCGGGGACATGGAAACGGCGCAGCGCATGGTAGACCAGGCGGCGAAGGCAGCAGGGTATACCCGCAAAGTGTATCACGGGACGCCGAACGGCGGATTCAATACTTTCCGTAACTGGAGCTATTTTACGGAAAATAAAGACTATGCGGAAAGATACCAGAGCTCCAGCGCAAGCAGCATCCGCAGCATCCGGGAAGGCGAAGGAAACAGGCAAGTATACGAGCTGTACATGAATCCGGGCAAGGAATTTGATACCCGGAAAGCAAAAGAGCGGAAACTGTTCAATGAAGCGCGGATGGAATATGGGTTAACCAGCCTGGACAATATGAGCCGCGGACTGCCGGACTGGACTGATGGCCGGGACATTATTGAGTATATCGAGGACAACGGGCTGGACTATGACACCGTTATTCTGGACGAGGGCGCGGACGGCGGATATGGCGAAGAAGTACGGGACCGCGGGATCAGTTATGTCACAAAGGCAAACATGGTCAAGAGCGCCGCGCCTGTTGTGTACGACGATGCAGGCAATGTCATTCCGCTGAGTGAACGTTTCGACCAAGAACAGCAGGATATTCGGTACAGCGTTCGGCAACGCAATGAGGACGTTTCCGACTGGAAGACCTACAACGTCCGCGACGGCGAAATGTACATGAAGGACCAGAAGGGCAACGAAACAAAACTGACCGGACTGGACAGGGAATACGTGGAAGCCTGGAAGAAACACGATTTTGTCCGCATGGAAGAGATCCTGGCGGACAAAATCCGGGAGAACGGCGCAATTCCGTTTAAGACGCCGAATTCCTACAGCGCACCCAACCATAAATGGATTGCGAACGCCATTAAGGAAGGCAACACCTGGGCGATCAACCAGGCGGCCGCGGAAATGGCACAGATGGTACCGAAAAACGCGGTGCTGATCCCGATGCCGAATCATCATGGGGAAACGACGGACGATACCGACACAGTGATCCTGGCTAATAAAATCAGCGAGATCTCCGGACGGCCGGTGATCCGCGCATTGGCTGGGATTGAACGGGAAAGCCGGAAGGAAGACAAAGCAAAACCGAAAAGCCAGCAGATGAAGGCGGAGGACCTGGGATTCCGGCAGGTGGAAGAGATCCCGGAAGGAACGGTACCGTATTTTGTCGACAACGTGATTGCTTCCGGGCTGACGGCGGAGGCTGCGCACCGTGCACTGGGAAACAACGGAGTAACCCTGGCCTATGCAAAGAGCACCAGGAGTGCCAATGACGGTCTGAAGCGGGCAAATGTGACATTCTACGACACAAATAAACAGTATGGTTCCTATCTGATCCCGCTGAGCGAACGAATCGAAATGAGCCGGAAGGGCTATGCCGGGACGAAGTTCAGCATGCAGGCCCCGGTGGAACAAAACGCTGATGGGCTGGTGGCTGTACATAATATGCACCTGTCGGAACTGATGGGAACGCTGGAAGAAGGCGGAGTTACAGCGCCGAGCATTGCGGTTATCCTGGCGAGAACGGGACATAGCAAATACGGTAATGTAAGTCTTGTTTTCAAACCGAGTGCTATCGACCCGATGAAATCCAGGAGAAACATGGTTTACGGTGCGGACGCATACACACCGGAAAGAGCACACGCGAGAGTTGAACAAGAAATTGTAACACCGGAAGTGAAAAAGGCAATCAAGGTTGTTAAAGGATTGCTGGAAGGCATGGACGGAAATTTTGAGCATGCAGTTGATAACTGGTTTAATCAGTATCTGTACGACGACGACACCTATTATTCACTGACGGAAATCGCAAGGACAGGATATACGAACATTGGCATGCTGGCAGCGTACCAGAAAAGCAAAGGAAACAATGTTGAGCCCGTGTTCATGAATGTTCCGACAAGCCGAGCAAAGACAGAAAATGAACAGGATTATGGGAAACTGATTGATGGACTGTTCGACCGCGGATTGTATGAACAATTCTTTACTGATTATGATAATGCCGAATCGCATAATGGATTTTCACCGGCGGAGCTGAGGGAAAAATATGCCGGGATATTCAAAGACATTCTCAAAGAAACAAATAGGCGCTGGGAGGTTATCAAATTAGAAAATCCCGGCATGATGGAGAAGATATTCACATCAAATTGGTTTAACGAATTTTATGATTATAACAAGAAAGGCATAGGGGACGTTAAAAAATTTGACGAATACGAAACGAAAAAGGCGCTACAGGGAAGGACGAACGAAGATGATTTAACGGATTGGTTGGCCGGAGTTATCAGAAACACATTAGGACAAAAAGGAATCAGGAATAACAAAGACACATTCACCAATATTGGGAACCGGAGAAGTTTCAAAGCGCTGCACGACGAATACACAACCGAAAACGTCGTAAAGGCAATGTACAAGAACGCGCAGCAGAAAGGAGAAGGCGCAGATTATTTCCAGGGTTTAATGGCAACCGCGAGCAAGGAATACAAGAACCTGAAAGAAGTAAAAGCGGACGCCGGGCGGCTGGAAATAATGGACCAGGAAAAATACGACGCGTATATTGCACAGAAGAGTCGGGAAATGAACGAGCTGGCCGAAGAGCTCAGCACATCAAATCCGAGGGTAGCAAGAGAAGCGCTACTGGAAGCCGGAAAGAGATACGCCAGGAATCAAACACCGGAAGTCGTAAAACGCGCTTTTGCGGCAGCAGGGTACAACCTGACGAACGAACAGCTTAATAAAGCGCTGGATCTTATCAAAGAAGCACGAGAATATAAAACAGGATATTTTGAAGCGAAACCGGAACGCGTGATGAACTTTGACGAAATCGCGCGCGTGATCCTGCCGGAAAGTGTAAAAGACGAGCCGCTGTATAAGCAAGTGCTTGACATGCTGGACGAGCGTGGGATTCCGTACGACACATACGACGGGACGGACGAGGACCGGCTGAAAAAGCTGAACAGCGTAAAAAACGTCCAATTCAGCGTGCGGCAGATTGATGACGCCTACATGCGGGCAGCCAGGACGGGCGACATTGAAACAATGGACGCGCTTGTGAAGGAAGCAGCAGAACGGGCAGGGTTTGACACAAGCAGAGCTGCATACCACGGGACGATGAGCTTTGGTTTTACTGAGTTCGACATGGATGATATGCAGAGCGAGATATTCGTTTCATATAATCCGGAATTGGCTGCATCTTATACGGAAAACGATGAATTTAAGCAAATACACGAAGGAGAAAAACGGCCAAATCTTAAGAAGATGAAGGCAGAGGACCTGGCGGATTATTTAATGGAGGTAGTAAGAAAAACAGGAGATAAATCCATTACAGGAATAGAATACCTTGGTGAAGATAACGAAGGAGGACAACAGTTCAAAACCAGCTATATTTTAGAAAGCACCGGAAGAAAAAAAGAAAGTATTATTACAAGGGAAAACGTATACAGGATGATAAACCGCAGATTTGTAACATCGGGGATTTACAGTCTGTACACAAGGCCTGGAAAACGACTTGTGATAGATGCGCACGGAAGCGACTGGAACGAAGTCGTTGTGTTTGACACAAATTACCCGATAGATATAGCTGGGTATTTTAACATCAAAGATTCTTACGGGGATGATGTTTTTACAACAAGGCAGATCGCTGAATTCGCAAGAAGCAAAGGGTACGACAGCGTTGAAATAAAAAATGTATATGACGACGGGATGATGAACGACAATCTCGATCGAGGGAGAAAAGGCAAATTAAAAGGAGACATTGCCATTTTCTTCAACCCGAACGACGTCAAGAGCGCGGACACCATCACATATGACGACGACGGCAGTATCATCCCACCTTCCGAGCGGTTCAGCGACGACAGCAACGACCTGCGCTTCTCCATCCGCCAGGGAGACATGGAGATCAACCGCTGGATGCAGGGGCTTACGGCCAGCAGCCTGCAGACCGAGCAGGAGCGCACCATGCTGAAGCAGTGGCAGGAAACCATGGGCAGCCTGAACATGGCCCGTCATGCCGTATATGAGCGGCGCGCGGAGCTGGAAAAGCTGGAAGCGAAGCCCAACCCGACCGCATACGATAAGCACGAAATAGCCGTGAAGCGGAGCCAGCTGGAAGCATGGCAGAAGAAAGCCGACCGTTACGAAACATCGTTGGCGAAGGCGACCAGCGAAAAGGGCTTTGCGGCGATCATGCGCAAGCAGAGCAAGATCATGACCGACCTGGTGAACGGCCGGACGGCAGACGAAGTGCGCGGCACGGTGGACGCGATCAACGCGGAGCTGGAGACCGTGCAGAAGGAGATGGAAGAGCGGAGCGAGCGGCTGAAGCAGCTGGCAGCGAAGGAAGCCGTCATCCGCATCCGCCAGCAGCTGAACAGCGCCGGCCTGAAGCGGATCGCGGCGAAGCTGAAGGGCGACCTGAACAGCGAGCTGAGCAACACTGAGATTGAAAACCGCCTGGCGCTCATGGCCTTGAAGATGAAGGAAGGAAAGATCGACGAAGCGGACGTCACCGAGCTGGCGGACATGCTGATCGGCAAGATGCGCAGGACCTACGACAGCTATATCCTGGACGAGCTGCGAGGCCGGACGATCACCATGAGCAAGAGCCAGCAGGCCGAGCTGAAAGGACAGAACCGGACGATCCGGGAGATCCGGCAGGAGCTGGCAGGCACCGGAATCCGGATTGACACCAAGGGCGGGAACACCCTGGACAAGAACTGGAGCGAGCTGTGCGACCTGATCCCCGCGCTGGACAAGGAAGCGGCGGACAAGGACATGCTGGACCAGCTGCTGAACGTGATCGCGGCCGAGAAGGAAGCGGCGCGGAACCAGTACACGGCCAACATGGACATGGAAGTCGCCAGCATGGTCATTGACGCGGCCAGCAACCTGGTGCCGGAAATCGTCACGGACAAGAAGAGCATGCAGCTGATCCGCGAGACGCTGAACTTTATCGCGGAGATGAGCACGGAGGCGGAGGAAAGCGCCCGGGCGATGGAAGAGCTGAACAGCCTGATGACCCGCCTACAGAAGAAAGGCCGGGAGGCCAAGGCCACCCTGGGCACGATGGAAAGCAATATCCAGGACGCCATCGCCTACAACAACGAGCTGAGCCTGCAGAGCGAGCAGGCGAACTGGCTGACCGAGCGGCATAAGCTGATCGACCAGCTGAAGAGCGAGCACACGCAGGAAATGCTGCGGCAGCAGGCGGAATTCCGACTGAGAATCGAAAAGGACAAGACCGCCCGCGGCCTGATGAATGAGAACATGGCGCTGCGGCGGAAGATCCACACCAACATTTCCCGTATCCGGAACCTGCTGATGAAAGAATCCGTGAAGCAGAATATTCCGGAGCACATGAAGGGCCTGGCCCGGGAAATGCTGGACCGGATTGTCCGCAACGACATGAGCGGCCGGAAGATTACCGGAATGGACCTGAAGATGCTGCAGGAGACCCGGCGCGTGCTGGACGCATGGGAGAAGCAGGACGGGAAGTATAACCCGGACGAGCTGAAGGGCCTGGACGAGGCCGTGCAGGATGCGATCCATAACGCGCTGGAAGACATCCGGGCAGGCATAGACTTCTACAATGCAAGCACCCGGGGATCTGAGCTTCAGGTGAACCTGCAGGCATTCAAGAACGCACTGACCCGGATCTCAGACGGAGTGAGCGCGATCACCGGCATCATCAACGCGGAGCGGGGCATCGCATTGGGCGACCGGCGCGTAGCCGTTGAGGACCAGGCATACAAGGTACAGGAGAGCGCCGGCGACAAGCGGGCCAAGGAACTGACCGGAAGCCTGGGCCGGACCATCGCAGCACTGCGGAAGGCCATCACCAGCGGCAACCTGACGCCGGAATACTTTTTCAAAATGCTGAAGAACGCCGGACTGGACGACCTGTGGGAAGAATACCACCGCGCGGAGAACCGGAACGGCCTGGAGCTGGCAAAGTCGAAGGCGAAGCTGGACGAGATTGCGCAGAAGTATGGCTACAAGAACTGGGATACCGACGCGCGGCAGGAAGTGAAGCTGGCGAGCGGCAGCGTGAACATGACCATTGGCCAGATTATGAGCCTGTACGCCACCTGGAAGCGCGAGCACACCCTGGGGCCGGCAATGAGCCAGCACCTGCAGAACGGCGGCTTCTACGTGGAAGAATACGACCCGCGGAAGGGCATAATCGGCCGGCGGGTAGTGGACCTGAAGGCGCACAGGGTAACGGAAGCGGACATGGAAATGGTGAACAGCCTGCTGACCGACGAGCAGAAAAAGTTTGTGGACGATATCGTGGCTTACATGAGCACGGACATGAGCGAGCTGGGGAACGAAGCCAGCATGAAAGCCTACGGCATCAGGATGTACAAGGAAAACTACTATTTCCCATTCAAGATGTGGGACGGCATCAAGGCCAGGGCAAGCAACGACAGCGGAAGCGCGGCGGCGGCCAATGACCGGGCATTCCACCCGAGCTTCAGCAAGACCCGCCTGCACGGTGCCAACAACGCGCTGATGCTGGGCGACTTCATGACGACGGCCGCGGACCACATCGTCGGGATGATCAATTACGCGACCATGGGCCTGGCGAACGAGAACCTGCAGAAGGTGCTGAACGCGCAGGTACCGGAAGGCGAGCGGCTGGACCAGATGACCAGGCGGACGATCCGCACCGTGCTGGAAGAAGCCTACGGCCGGGCGGTGACCGAATACCTGGCGAAGCTCCAGGAGCAGCTGAACGGCGGGGCCGTCCGCGTGGACCGGACGGTATACGACCGGATGCTGACCCTGTTCCGGAAAAACGCGGTGGCTGGCAGTATGAGTGTGGCACTGCAGCAGCCGCTGAGCTACATCCGCGCAGCCATGATGATCAATCCCAAGTACATGACGGAAGCGCTGGCCCGGGAATACTGGAAGGGAAGCTACCAGGAGCGCCTGAAGCACAGCGGGGTATCCGTCATTAAAGACATGGGCCGCTTCGATATGGGATTCGGACAGGGCGCCCGGGAGTACATCACACCGGAAGGCAAGGAAGGCAAGGCCCGGCAGGTATGGGACGCGATCACGGACAAGGCGACCATCCTTCCTGAGCTGATGGACCGCTGGACCTGGAACCGGCTGTGGGTAGCAGTGAAAGCGGAACAGCACGCACAGCATCCGGACATGGATGTACACAGTGACGAATTCCTGGACATGGCAGGCGAGCGGTTTAACGACATAGTGCGGAAGACCCAGGTATATGACAGCACGCTGACAAAGAGCCAGAATATGCGCAGCCAGAATCCTTTCGTGAAGTCCATTACCAGCTTCATGGCGGAGCCGACACTGAGCCTGAACGTGCTGGCGGACGCGGTGCAGAACGCAAAGGAGAAGGGCGGCAAGGCGAAACTGGCGAAGGCACTGGCCACATTCGCACTGAGCGCCATGGCGCAGGCAGCGGCAAAGGCGCTGATGAGCACCGGACGGACACCGGACGACAAGAAGACCTGGATGGAGAACTATCTGTACAGGTATTACGCCAACCTGATCAACGAAGGCGACCCGCTGAACCTGATCCCGGGATATAACGACATGATCACCCTGCTGAAGAACGGCAAGCTGGAAGACGATGCCATGGGCGTGATCGGAAAGCTGTTCACGGCAGGAGACAAACTGGCAGGAGCATTCAAGGAAGGAGCAGGGTACCGGGATATCGAGGACAGCTTCGGGCAGATTGTCCAGCTGTTCACCCAGCTGCCGGCGAAGAATATCATGCGGGACCTGCGGGCCATGTATAACTGGTTCATCGGGAAACCTTATGCGGACCGGCAGGACAGCGCGGCAGTAATCCGCCTGCAGACAGAAGCCAGCCTGATGACCGCGGATAACCTGATCGGCGTGATCAGCGCGAAGCTCGGGGAAGCAGGCTACAAGGTGACAAACAGCGCATACTACGATCGGATGTATAACGCAATACAGTCCGGAAACAAACAGGAAGCCGAAGCGATCCGCGAGTACCTGACACTGGGCAAAGGCGTTAAAGAAGAGACCATCGACAGCAACATGCGGACGATGACACGGAACGGAAACCTGTTCCCGGCGCTGGAAGCAAACAAGGCGGCTGAGATCGCAAAGGCAATCAAGGAGCTTCAGGAATATGGATCTGAAGTCAAGGACATCAAGAGCGCGATCACAAAGGAGATGAAGCAGAAGTACCTGGCAGCTGACTCAGCCGGAAAGGTGAAGATCCGCGACGCAATCCAGAAGGCATACAGAGCCATGGGATTGACGGCGGAGGACGCAGACAAGGTAATCAATGGCTGGAAAGACGAATAACAAACGGCCGGCAGGCAACACCTGCCGGCTATTTCTTTGTACCTGCAAAAAAATAAAACGGACATATAGAATGATAATGGACGGAGACAGAATAGGAGGATATGCAGATGAGAACAGTTAGCATCAAGCTGAATGATATGGCAATTGCCAATATCCAGCTGGGATTTGTTGGAGAGAATAACACGACACAGGTCATTTTTAACTGTAAAGAAATATTTGAAAACAATCCGAATGCGGTACAGTCATTGACTGTGACGCCTCCGGAAGGAGAAGCATACCCGGTAGTCACAACGCGGGTTGGGGATACTGTTGTATGGACCGTATCTTCGAGCGATACCGCATATGACGGAGAAGGAAACGTTCAGCTGACGTTTACAGACGGAAGCGAAGTGATTAAAACATACAATGCGAAAACCACAATTCTGGAGTCAGCAACTCCTGGAGGGACTGCGCCAGACCCAGTGCAGAATTGGATCGACGAGGCAGAGGCAGTATTGGAAAGCCTGGATGGATTGACAGTGGAAGCTGAAACGCTGGAACCAGGAAGCAGCGCAACGGCAGAAGTAAGCGAAGACCAGGAAGACGGACACAGGCATATTGACTTTGGAATTCCACAGGGAGAAAAAGGCGACACAGGAGAAACGCCAAGCTTTTCCATTGGCACGGTAACGACTGGAGCCGCCGGATCTGACGCTTCCGCGTCAATTACAGGGACAGACGAAGAACCGGTGCTGAATCTGACAATCCCGCAGGGCCTGAAAGGTGACGCAGGTAACGGCGACATGCTTGCGCCGGCATACAGCGCATCTGCGACTTACAATGTTGGAGAATATGTGACATATAACGGCGGGCTATACTGCTGCATTTCTGACATATCAACACCTGAATCTTGGACCGCAGCGCACTGGAGAAGCACCGATTTCGGAAAAGACGTTTCTGCTTTAAAGAGTGCCTTGAATAAGAAAGCGTGGGACATTGGAACGTACAACAGATTCGACTCAACATTAGTACAGGCAGGTATTATTTTCAAAACTGGTGCTGTATCTGCCGATAACGATTGGTCATATTCAGATTATATTCCTATTACTCCGGGTGAAACTCTATATGCCAATGGGAATAGTGCGGCAGGATATTGCCTCTATGACAGTGATGGAAATGTGATTTCAAATTCATCCACGCCAAATTGGTCTAATCCATATATAGTACCAGAGAACGCACATTATATCAGAATGACATTTCAGAACGCACAGTTGGGAAATGCGTACTTATCAACGCAAGCGGAATATGAAGAATTCAAAGATGTAGTGGCTTCCATTGAGGGCGTGAAAGATACGGTTGCTAATCTTATAGATACATCACTTTCGTTGCCTAATAAAGCCGCAGACGCTAAGACTACTGGTGATAAATTAGATGAGATACATAGTATTTACTATACAGATGAATACAACGAAGATATCACACAAGACGGCGTAGTTAAAAAAGATTATTATTACAGTTATAACGGAAACGAATATGGCCCATATAGTAATTTGTGGGAATATATAACGTATGACGTTACAGTTGGAGAGAAATATTTTGTATCTGCATACGCAGGCGTGAATTGCAGATTATGGATATTTAGGAATGATAGTGGTGTTGTATCCTATAGTGACGATAATAGCGCAATCTCATTAAAAAACGATACTATTACTGTCCCAACTGGCGCAACAAAACTTATTGTAAACGCAAGAACATCAAGTCAAGCAGAATTAAATGCAGTTTTTGTTGCAAAGATTTTAAGCACATCTATAATTAAACCTACTGCTATTTTATCTGATATACTTTCTGGCAAAGTGCTTTGTTGCGCTGGTGATTCAATAACATACGGGGCAGATATGGATACTGCGGGGATATTGCACACAAGCAATATTGATGCTTATCAGAGTGACAGTAGCGGAAACTTTACTAAGATGAGCGGCACTTTTTTACAAACTTGGGGATATCAAATAGCCGCAAGAAATGGAATGACGTTTTATAACGCTGGCGTAAGTGGGTCAACAATGCAAGGGCTTTCCGACCATGCCGGATTTAGCCTTGAAAATGGAAGATATACAAAACTGCCCGACAATCTTGATTATCTATTGATTTGGTTCGGGTGGAATGACAATGCGTATGGTACACTCGGCACGATTAACGATAATACAAACGCTTCGTATTATGGTGGATATAACATTGTGCTTCCATACCTTATCAACAAATATCCATACGCAAAAATTGGTCTGATTGTTCCGTTTGGTTCTTCTGCGGGGCATCGTGAAGCAGTTCGCTTGCTTGGCAACAAGTGGGGTTGTGCCGTTTGGGACAACTATCAAGGTGGAACGCCGCTTTACTTTGGCAAAGAGGACTCTGTTGGCGTTAGTGCAACAATCGTCACAGCTAACAAAGCCAAATTTCAAGCAAATGGAGCGCACCCAAATTTCAAAGGACATAGACAGCTTGCAGACATGATTGAGGCATGGCTTAAAGGGATTTAAAGAAACCTATACACACTAATACACATCGGTGTGTAATGGTGGGGGCCGGGAGTGATCATACCGGGGCAACCTGCCGCCTGAAGCGTACGAGTGCAGTCCCCCAACCTTGTTGAAACATTTGAGCAAGTTACCGTCAAATAAGATTATCGTTGAAATACAAGGCTTTCAGCTAATTTTCTAACGATAATCTCACAAGAAATCAAGTTAAAGTGACCTTGTTGAAACCTTGTTGAAACCTTGTTGAAAAAGGGAGGGGGTAGTTAATACCCCTTCCCGGTCAGCCACTCCTCAACCGCTTTCTGAATCGACCATGACCGTGGACGATCCTCTTTCTTACAGAAAGTATCAAGCCGTTTGAGGAGCGAGGGAGGAAAAGTCACATTGACACGCTGATACAGACCTTCCTCTGCAGGATCGCCTTCGATGCCACGAAGGTTTCTACCGCCATTGATACCCATGTGTACTCACTCCCTTCATATCAAGTGTATCATGACGGTCAATGGTTGGCGATGGTCAGCGACCTTTGGGAGTGACCTTTAAGTGTGAAAAAGGAGGACAAAATGGCGCTGGAGCTGATCATCCTGATCGTGTTGGCCGGCGGGATTGCCATTGGATGTATGTTAATGGGAGGTGACGGAGATTGATCCGGACGGAGGAGCTGATCCGGGTATTCCAGCAGGCGCTGGATGACCACTGGGGATACATTCGGGGAGCGGCCGGAAAAGAATGGACCGATAAGCTGCAGAAGCAGAAGGTCCAGTACATGGTAAACAAGTATGGCACCAGCTGGAAAGACAACAGCGAAGCGAAGACCAATAATTATTACAAGGCTGCGCTGTACGGTAGCAAGTGGATCGGCCACATGGTGGCGGACTGCAGCGGGTTATTCGTGTATGCCTTCCAGCACCTGGCTGGCATCCGGATCTCGCACAGCAGCCACTACCAGTACACGGATTACTGCACCGAGAAAGGCACCCTGAAGAACGGAAAACGGACCGACGGGAAGGAGCTGGAGCCAGGCACGGCCGTATTCGTATACAACGAGGAAACGAAACGTTATTCTCACATCGGGCTGTACATCGGGGACGGCTGGGTGATCGAAGCCGCCAGCACGGCGGACGGCGTAATTAAGAGCAAGGCGACTGCCAGCAAGTGGGACAGATGGGGAAAAATGAAATACGTTGAATACAGTGACAGGAAAGACGAGAAACCGGAAGATCCGGAACATACCATCCCGGAAGCGCCGGAGACCAGAAAGACCCTGCGTAAAGGAGACAAAGGAGACGCAGTAAAGGAGCTGCAGAAGCAGCTGATTCACCTGGGCTATCCGCTTCCGAAATATGGCACGGACGGGGACTTCGGGAAAGAAACAGAAGACGCGGTGAAAGCCTTCCAGATGGACAACGGCCTGAAGGCGGACGGCGTGGTGGGCGCGAAGACCTACGCGGCGCTGGACAAGGCGAAGCCAATGCAGCTGTATATTGTGACCATCCCGCATCTGCTGAAACATGAAGCAGAGGCGCTGGTAAAAAATTATACGGGGAGCAAAATGGAGGAGGAGTAACCGATGGAGACAGGAACGATCATTGCTTTACTGGCGCTGCTGGTGGCCATCGCAAATTCGTTGATGACCGGCAGGAAGGACACCAGGACGGACGCGGCTGCGCTGGCGGAGATTAAAGCCGGTTTGAACACGGCGAATTCAGGAATATCAGATATCCGCGTGGACCTGCGACAGCTCCGGGAGGACGTCAAGGATCACGGGGAGAGGATTTCAAATCTGGAAGCCAGGATTGAAACCCTGGAAAGAAAATGAAAGGAGAATCATCATGAAGAAATGGAAGGAATGGCTGCAGGCCGCGGTGATCCGCGGAATCCGGACGTTTGCTGAAGGTGTGCTGGTGTACATCGGCGGCGACGCGGTTAATGTCGGGAAGCTGGTACTGGCCGATGTAAACTGGCTGGCCGCGCTGAGCGCGGGAGCGATGGGTTTTGTCATCGCTATCCTCCTGGCGCTGGCCGGACTGCCGGAAGTGCAGAAAGACCCGGTGATTCAGCCTCCTGACGATCCGGACGAAGATCCAGGCGAATAAAAAAACCGGGGCATCAAGCCCCGGCTTTTTATTGTGATCAGGCATACTTCCGATAGGAGTTTTTGACGCTGGTTTTGTCCAGCGCAATATATTTCATTGTGGTGTCCAGTTTGTCATGGCCCAGGATGGCAGCGACTTCCTGGATAGGCATCCCGTGGGCAATCATGGTGGTGGCCAGCGTGCGGCGGAATTTGTGCGGGTGCACATGGTCCACGCCGGCAGCTGCTGCCAGGGTCTTCAGCATGGCCCGGACGCCTCCGGGCTGCAGCCGTTCTTTCCGCTTGCCAACGAACAGGGCCGGGTTGTCATCCGTCCGGGTGCCCAGGTACCTGCGGAGGTGCATGGCCGTGACGTCATCAAAATACACCGTGCGCTCCTTGTTTCCCTTCCCCAGGACGAGCACTTCCTTGTCCTGGAAGTTCAGATCCTCCCGGTTCAGTTGAGTGACTTCACTGATCCGGCAGCCGGTGGCCAGCAGGAACGATAGCAGCGCCATGTTCCGGGGAGACGCGCAGGCGGTTTTGAGCTTTTCGAGATCCACCGCAGCGTACGCCTCCCGGACCTTCTTCGGGACTTTGATGGCGCCCAGGTTGGCCACGGGGTTCTTTTCGATCAGGCCCTCCCGCCACAGCCAGCCGAAGAAGCTGCTGAAGATCTG